GGGCGGCGGAGAGGCCGAGGCTGCGCTCGAGGCGTTGCAGGGCTTCGCGCTCGGTGTCGAGTTGGGCCTTGTAGCTGCGTGCTTCCGCAAGGGCGCCGTCGCGCTCGGCGAGGGCGGCGTTGTATTTGGCGAGGATCTGGTCGGCTGCGGCGATCTTGGCCACTGGGGTCTCGATGGGCTCGATGACTTCGGGCTCGGGTGTGGGCTCGGCGTCGAGGACGGTCTCGGCGGCTGGCTCGGCGGCTGGCTCGGCGGCTGGCTCGGCGACAACTTCGGGGGCGTTTTCGCTGACGACGGTGTCGAGGATTTCGACCTCGGGCTCGGCGGCGGGTTGGGTTTCGTTCATACGCGGTGGCTCGGGTGTCAAAAGTGCGGCGGGGGTGTTGCGGAATTTTGCGAGGAGGGCGGGGCGGTTGGCGGAGGCGGCGATGGCGAGGCCGTCGGTAATTTCATCCACAAATCCGGCGGCCAGGGCTTGCTCGGCGGTGAACCAGGTCTCGGCATCCATCCACTCTTTGATTTGCTCGGGGGATTGGCCGGACTTGGCGGCATAGGCTCCGACCATGTTGGAGCGGATTTTGTCGAGGAGTTCGGCCTGGTCGCGGAGCTCGGCGGCGTCGCCCATGGCCATGCCCCATGGATTGTGGATCATGTAAAAGCCATTTGCGGCCATCTTCACATGATGCCCGGCGAGACTGATGACGGTGGCCATGCTCGCAGCGATGCCTTCGATCTGGACGACGACATCGGCGGCGCGGCGTTTTAGGGAGTTGAAGATGGCGTTGCCGTCGAAGACCTCTCCGCCGGGGGAGTGAATTTTAAGCAGGATAGTGTGATCTGCCGGGATGCGCTGGAGGTCGGCAAGGAAGGACTTGGCACTGACGCCAAAAGCGCCGATCTCGTCATAAATGGAGATTTCGGTTTGGCCGATGTCAGGTTTTTTAGCGAGGGCATACCAGGAGTTCACGATCAAGGGGGGGTGTCAAAAAGTGAGGGATTGACCACAGAGGACACAGAGGACACAGAGGGGAAGAGGTTGCAGGAACGGGGCGCGCTTCCCTTTTCAATATGACTGCCGTCCGGTCACCAATTTAATGGGAGAGGGTCTTGTCACAGAACTCATACTGCCTGCGAAAAAAAACGGGAGTCAAACGATGGCGCGCCGGAGGATTTTGTCGGCGGGGAGATTGAGGGTGAGGCAGAGCTCGAGGAAGAAGCGGGAGTTGAAGAAGGCTTTGGCGGTCCGGCGGTCTTCGGAGATTTCAAGGTTTTTGTGGGGGGATTTGTAGGTGGCTTCGTTTTGGAGGTCTTTGAAGGCTCGCTCGATCATGGCGCACATGATGGCGACGAGGAAGTCGGGGTCAGGGTCTCCAGGGGCGGAGGTGTTGCTGGATGTGGACTTCTCGGCGAGGAATTGGTGGGGGCGCTGGATCCGCTGCCGGAAGAGGCGGGCGTTTGAATTTTTCGCGGAGGGCATTGATAAAAAGCCTGCAATCAGGTGGCGGGGGTTGGATCAGGGAGATTTTGGGCATAGCTGGGAAAGACCTCAGAGAGTGGAATGCCGAGGGCCTCGCATTTTTGTTTGCGGCGGATGTAGGTGGTAAGGATGGATTCCTCTTCGGCTTCGGCATCGAGGCCGTGGAGGTTGGCATAGCGCTCCCAGGACATGTAGCCGGAGTCGAGGAGTTGGGCGTAGAGGCGGCCGTCGCGGCCGTTGTCGACAGTGATCTTGCGGGGGGCGATCCAGTCGCAGCGCCACCAGTCGTCTCCGGGGTAGGGGAGGCGTCCGGCTTGGATCTCGTGCCAGACCCAGTATTTCCAATAAGGTCGGCAAAATTGGTCGACGAGCATTTGCTGGAGGCGCTCGAGGAAATTCTGGGCGACTTCGAGGATGCCTCGGAATTCGGTGCCTGCGGCTCCGGTGGTGAGCATCATGGCTTCGGGTGGAAGGCCGATGCCTCGGGCGATCTCGCCGAGGATGGTGGCGATGAAGGGCTCGAAGGCGCCGGTGGGGTGCTCGTTTTTGAAAGACTGAATGGCTTCGCCTGGCTTGAGCTTGGGGATGATGTTGCCGTTGTAAAGGGTCTCGGTGGAGATTTCTTGCTGGGGGTTGTCGCCGGAGGAGACGCTGCCGAGGCCGCCACCGAGTCGGACGGCTTCGTTGCTGGTGATGGCGTAGGCGATCTGGGCTCCGGCTTTGGCGCTGCCTTTTTCGTAGGCCAAATACTCGAGTAGGTCGTGGCAGTTGATAATGGCGTTGTGCATCCAGGAGATGCCGCGTGGGTAGCCGTGGCGGCGGATGTGCCGGAAGTGGAGCATGTCGGGGGCGGGGACATCCTGGAACTTTCCAGAGGCTCGGTCGGTGATGACGCGGTAGCTGACGGGGGCTCCGAAATTATCGAGGAGGACGCCATCGAAGGCGCGCTCGGAGGAGTCGGCGGTGCTGCCGACGGTCTCGCCCCCGAGGAAGCGGACGCGGGCGGCTCCGGTGGAGGTGGTGAGGAGCTGGGCGAAGAAATCGCCATCGACGGCGACCTGGCGAAGGATGAGGCTTTGGGCTCCGTAGAAGTTGACCTGGGCGGAGGCATCGAAGGCCCAGGCTTCGGCGCAGGCACGATCCTCGAAGGCGCGCTCGGCGAGGCGATTCCAGGCGGGGTCGGTGGTTTGGGCTTGGGGGACGATGCCGGTGCCGACGGCGCGCTGAGCCAAATGCTCGACGAGGTAGGAGGCGACGCCGAGATTATTGTAAAGCCAGCGGGATTTCTTGAGGAGGGTGAGGCGGGTCTGGGGTGGGGCTTCGCGCCTGGGCTCAAAGGTGTCGAGGACGATGAGACCGCGCTGGCGGGAGAACTCTGCGGCTTCGAAGGCGGCGGCTTTCGGTGGGCGGCCTGCGCCTGGGCGGGGTCCGCCGCGATTTGATTTCTTTGAATTTGCTTTGATTTTCGAGGCCATGCCTCGAGGCGGGTGTCAAAGCGGGCTGGCGTAGAGGGAGCGGTCGATGACGCTGGCGAGTTGGCGGGGGGCGTTGCCTTCCTGGTAAACTTCCATGATGGCGGAGATCTTGAGCTCGCGGGGGAGGAGGCTGAGCTGGCCGCTCGAGGCGGTGCCGTCGCCGGAGATGCTGGTTATGGTGACATCGTCGAGGCCGTCGGCGAGCGCGGCGGCCATGGCGAGGAGCTCGGCTTTTGTTTTGCCGAGGGCTTTGAGGTAGGCTTTGAATCCGGCGAGGGCTTGGGCGTGCTGGTCCACGGCTGGGGGAGGGTGTCAAAGACTAGGATTTAACCACGGAGGACACGGAGGGCACGGAGGGGGAGGAATTCAAAGGCGGGACTCGATGTATTTCCCGCGTGACTGGTCGCCGCGCTGGCGGTCGAGCTTGTCCCAGCTTTCGGGTTGCATCGACACGGATCGCGTGACGGCGGTGCGGCCTTTGGCGTTTTTGCTCTTCGCTCCTTTGGGGCGGCCTGATCCTTTGCGCGGGCCGCCGTGGGTGGTGGGCTTTTGCTTCATGCGGGTTGGAGTTGTTTGCGGCGGGCGACTTCGGCGTCGATCATCGCGCCGAGCTTTGCGTTTTCTTTGCAGGTGATGTGGAGGATGACGGGTCGCCAGTCGGGCCAGATTTCGAGGTAGCCTTCGGGGGCGCGGCCGGCCATGCAACGGTGGCCGTAGCCTTGGTCGAGCTTGCGGAAGAGTTGGTCGGCGGTGACGAGTTCGCATCCGCTGGGGGAGATTTTTTTGAAGTTGATCATGGTCGTGGGTGGCGCGGGGATCGAACCCGCGCCGGGTGGGTTAGGCGGCGAAGTGGTTTTTTGCGCCAGTGATCCAGTTGATTTCGTCAAGAGTCGCATCCGTGTAGAGGGCATCGGATTCTTCCCATGCGGCGAAGCCTTTTGCGATGAGGGCAACCGTCAAGTTAGTCCTCCAAGTTGGTGTTTGGAGTGCGGTGAATTTGTAGGCTGTAAGTTTCATTTTTTCGTTTTGGTTTTTGGTTTTTGTCTCCGGCGTTGCGCCATCGATCTGACATGACAATCTCACAAACTTGATTTCTCGTCAACAGCTTTTTTTCAAGAAAGTGAAAATATTTTTGAAGGCTTGCGGAGCCCCTTAAAACCTAGCTCGGCGTGCTGGGGTTGTTTTCCCGGCGTCGGGAAAACGAAGTTGGACGGATCGGACGGATTGAAATGATCTATTTCAAGACCCACCAGGCGACGCCGTGGAGTTTGGTGCAGTCGCCGTAGTGGTCTTCGGCGACTTTTTTCCAGAAGAAGGGACTGAGGCGGGAGTTTTTGTTTTGGAGGAGTTGCTGGCCGGTTAGGCCGCCGATGAAATCGGTGCCGCAGTCGGCGGGGAGGTGGAGGAGGGGGGGCATTTTTTTGTTCACGCGCTCGAGGTAGAGCTCGGTCTTGGCGGTGAGATCGACATAGGTGACAAGGCGCAGGCTGGGGTAGCCATTGACGGCGGACTGGGTCCAGGTGCCGAAGCTGGCGGTGGAGCCTTTGGAGGGCATGTAGACGCCGGAGGACTTGGCGCAGACTGAATAGACGCGCTCGGCGGACCAGCCGGAATCGATGAGGCCGAAGCGGGGGGTGAAGATTTTTTCGCCGAACTGGTAGCGGCGGGCTGCGAGGAACTCGGGGCTGATCAAGTCCTCGATGGCGAGGACGGTGCCGTAGTCGATGAGCCAGCTCTCGCCGGATTGGATGCGGGCTTCGACGGTCCAGTGGGTCTGGCGTTCGCCGGGGTCGGCGCAGAGGGTGAGGACGACGGGCTCGCAGGGGAGCGTGGCGATGCGGTAGGTGGGGTCGCGGAGGGCAAGGATGGCGTCTTCTTTTACCTGGGCGGCGCGGTTTTCCCAGGGGATGCCGAGGAAGTTGTTGTAAAAATCGTGGAGGCCGCCGGTGGTTTCTTTTTTCTGGAGGAAGATGCGGGCGAGGCTGCCCCAGGAAATCTGCGGTGAGTAGAGGGCGGAGATGTGGGCGGAGATGTGGTCGGAGGGGGCTTTGGGGTTTCCGGCGATCCACTGGCCTCGGCGGACGAGGTCGGTCTGGAGGGCTTGATTCCATGGGCTCTGGCAGGCGGAGCAGTGGTAGACGGTGTCGCGCTCGACGGCTTCGAGGTCCCACATGCCTGCGAGGTCGCGGTGGTGCTCGGGCCATTTGAGCTGCTCGAAAAGGAGGGGCTGGGCGTGGCCGCAATCGGGGCAAGTGAGGTGGAAACGGTGCTGGGATCCGGCGAGGTAGTGGGACCAGATGGCGCCGGTCTCGACGGTGGGGGTGGAAGTGAGGCACGACTTGGAGACTTTGCGGTAGAAATTCAGACGCGCCATGGCGAGCTCGAGGGCGGGGGCTTCGAGGGAGGAGTCGTCGGGCCACTTGTCGACCTCGTCGGCGAAGAGGTAGCGGATCGGGCGGGAGGCGAGGTTGCCCTCGGAACAGGCTCCGACGAGCTTGAGGGTGCAGCTGGCGAAGTGCATCTCGGTTTTTCGGAAATCGTCGTCGTTGGAGGGGAGGAGGGGCTTGAGAGCGCGGCAGGCGCGGAGTCGCGGATGGAGCTCGCGCTCGGACCAGGACTTGGCGTTTTCGTTGGTGCTGGTCACATAGAGGATGGGGCCGGGGTCCTCGGAGATGGCCCACATGAGGCAGTTCGCGAGCCAGGTGGTGCCGCCGACTTGGGCGCTTTTTACAAAGGTGAGCTGACGGATTTTTGGATCAGAGAACCAGAGGTGGAGCTGGCGAAGGTAGGGGGTGTAGTCGGCGTCGTAGCGGCCGGGGCGAGGGGAGAAGCGTTTGTCGAGGGTGACATTTTCTTGTGCCCACTCGAGGGCGGTCGGCCGAAGGCTGGGTTGCCAGATGCGAGAGAGTTGCTCGCGAGCTGCGGGATCAAGAAGCGAGGGCATCGGGGTTGATCTGCTGGGCGGCGCGCTGGACCTCCTCGGCCTCAGCGCGGATCTTGGCGGCGATGTCGTCGGCGACTTGGGGGAGGAGAGAGAGGATGCGGTCAGGGAGGTTCGAAAGAGCGGCGGCGATGGCGGCGGAGTATTGCATGAGAACCTGGACGGCTTGCTTGCGGTTGACGACATCGCCGGAAGCGGCGCTGATGCCAGGGGCGTCTTTCTCGAGACGGCGAAGGGCCTCGGCGTGCTGGAGCCACATGCGGCGGAGCGACATTTCGGCGTCCAGGTCGCCGACGGACTTGGCCAACTCGGCGCGCTCGCGAAGGTCGGCGGTGGCCTCTTTCATTTTCCGGATCTGGTTTTCCAAAGTCAGGTCCTCATCCGACCACTCGCGTGGAATTGACGGAGCGGCCGGCGCGGCCGAGCCGACCGGGATCATTCCGGCAGCCGCGCGCTCGGCGAGAAATTGGTTCCAACGCGGATCCACCTGGTCGCGCCACTTCCGCACGGCGCGCGGAGTGACGCCGTGTCGCGCGGCGCACGCCTTCACCAGGTCCGCTTGTTCCCTTCCGTGTCTTTTCATTTGTTACGGAACGGAACGATGTCAAACGGAACCGAAGCGGAACGGGTTCCTTGGTTCCGGTTCCGTATGGTTTCGGGTCCGCTCTCATAAAAGTAACGAGCGACTGGCAAACTGCA